GCTATGGGTGGGCCTTTAGGTGGCATGGCAATGGGTAAGATAGCAGAAGTGCTAGGCGTATCTAACGATCAAAAATCCGTACAACAAGCAATACAAAACGCAACTCCAGAGCAAATGATGGAGCTAAAGAAAGCAGAACAAGAGTTTGAAACACAAATGAAGAAACTTGATGTTGATGTTTTTCAATTAGAAACACAAGACAAACAACACGCTAGAGGTATGTTTAGCAAAGATTGGACTGCTCGTATTATTGGTTTAGTAACCATAGGCGGCTTTCTTGGTTATATATTTTTAGTAACATTACAACCACCAGAACAAAACAGCGAGGCACTTATTAACTTGGTGCTTGGTTATCTTGGAGGATTAGCAAGTGCGATTATTTCGTTCTATTTTGGAGCATCTCACTCCAGCGACAAAAAGGAGTAACATGGAAATATCAAAAGAGGGTTTATCCCTAATTAAAAAGTTTGAGGGTTGCGAACTAGAAGCATATAAATGTGCGGCAGGAGTTTGGACAATAGGCTATGGATCTACTAAAGGTGTAAAAGAGGGTGATACTATTACTCAAGAAGAAGCTGATGAATTGTTATTACACGAAATGGAAGAATATGAAGGTTATATAAATGACATGGTTACTGTAGATTTAAAACAAAATCAATTTGATGCTTTAGTTTCATGGGTGTTTAATCTTGGTTCAAGCAATTTATCTTCTAGCACCTTACTTAATAGATTAAATAATAAAATGTGGGATGATGTACCAAATCAAATAAAAAGATGGAATAAAGCTGGTGGTCAAGTTTTACAAGGCCTAGTAAGAAGAAGAGAAGCTGAGGCATTATTATTTGAAGGTAAAGAATGGCACGAAGTTTAAATCTTTGCTAAACTTACAAGAAATTAGGAATATATTATGGCAGAATATCCAAAAGAGTTTATATACGACATAGATAATCGTAGACCAATAATTGGTGTAAAACCAGGTGGTACGAGCGGTATTAACTTTAACGCACTTGGCGGAATTGATGGTTATGTTCCTAAAAACGATCCAACTTTTACAAGTGGTCTTAACTACGCTCAATCAATAGCTGGTGGACAGAATGTACCCAACATGATTGCACCAGGCGTAAGCTATTCAGCTGCAAGTCCACAAGGATATACACAAATGGATCTTTCACCAAGCGGTTTGCCAAATGTTAATATTGTTACAGACACACCACCAGATAGGCCGTTTAGTGATGCAAACCCACCAGATTATAGCCAATTACCACCTAATATTATTGGTGGTGGTATGGGAGATAATATAAGTATTTTAGATGGTTTAAGATTTCCACCACCACAAGATATTTTAGGGGGATATAAACCATTAGACCTTACAGGTATTCAAAGCATTTTAGATTCATTTAAAAAAGATGCTCCAGTTGTTCCACCTTTGGAAGATATTGGTTTTGGCCCAGGCATAAGGCGTTCAGAGGATTTCTTTAGACCAGAAGATTTAATGATGCCTCCTGTTATACCCACACCTCCACCATCAATAGATAATTTAGCTAAAACAGATAGAGAAAACGAAAGAAAGGATATTGAAAACAAGATATTAATTGATGAAAGGCGTATGCCACCACCACCAAGACCACCCTTAGAAGAATTAATGATGCCACCAGTACCACCAATGGAAGATATTAATATTCCTGAAATTCCAGGCATATCAGAATTTATAATTAATGATGATTTACCAGTTTTTGAAGAACCAAGATTTGTAGAAGATATAAATAGATTTAATAATTTTGATCCTTTTTTAAACCAACCAATAATTCCAAACGGATCAGACTTTAGTATTGAACAATCAAATATTCCAAGCGGATCAAGATTTAGCATGGCACAACCAATTCGTGGTTTATTAAGATAATGGCATCACAAGAAGAGATACTACACTCAAACGAAGCAGAGTTAATTTTAAACTCTGAAACATTTAAAAACGCTATACAAATACTTAAAGATGAGTACACAAATCTATGGTTATCTTCAGAAGGAGATGATATAGATACTAGAGAAAATTTACACAAAGCTATAAAGTTGTTGCCCGAAGTTGAAAAACATCTACGGATTATTGTAGAAAAGGGTAAGATTACAAAATCACAATTAGGCAGACTGCATAAGGTTGTGTAAACTACAAGTAATGTAGTAAAATATTACTTTACATTTTTAAGGAATGAATAATGACCAATAACGCAAAGCCGACTGGTTTACAAACTGATATTCAAGAGGCTGAACAGTCTTTTGAAAGTTTTTTGACTCCAGAGGAACAACCAGAAAACGAAACAGAACAAACATCAGAAGATGTAGTCAACGAAGAGGAAGTCCAGGAAGAAATCATTGAAGATGAATCCGTTGAAGATAACCAAGTCGAAGATGAAGTTGAAGAAGATGAAGAAGAACTCCAAGAAGATCAAGTCGAAGAAGAGGAGTCCGAGCAACCACAGCTATATACAATTAAAGTAGATGGCGAAGATACACAGGTTACGCTTGAAGAACTCCAAAACGGGTACAGTCGCCAAAGAGATTATACGAGAAAAACTCAAGAGTTAGCTCAACAGCGAAAAGCTATAGAGGCTAAAGAACAAGAGGTTTCTCAAAAAGATGCAATTTATTCACAGTTGTTACCTAGAATGGAAGCGACTTTGAAGGGCGAGTTAGAAAACGAGCCAGATTGGAACGCACTTTACGAAGCAGATCCTATTGCTTATGTCCGTGAAAAGGATGTTTGGAATGAGAAAAAGCAAAAGTTGCAGGCCGTACAAGCTGAAGCACAAAGGGTTCAACAAGAATCACAAGTAGAACAGCAAAAGAAACTTCAACAATTTGTTGAATACGGCAATCAACAGCTGCTTGACCAAATTCCAGAATGGCAAGACAACGATGTGGCATCTAAAGAAAAGATGGCAATTCGGGATTACGGTGTTAGTGTTCTTGGGTACACACCACAAGAAATGGACAGCGTTTATGACTACCGAGTTTTACTTGGTTTAAGAAACGCATGGTTACAACACAAAACACAACAAGCAACTAAAGTAAAACCAACTGAAAAGAAAGCGGCAGCTCGAACCGCACGACCTGGCACTTCAAATGTTCCAAAATCTACAACTCCTGTGAAAAAAGCAAAACAAAGATTAGCTAAAACTGGCAAAGTGCAAGATGCAGCTAAACTTTTTGAACAAATAATATAAACTTTTTTTATAAGGAAAAAATATGGCTAAAGTAACTAACGCTTTTGATACATATACTGCGACTGCTGATAGAGAACAATTAAGTGATGTTATCTATAACATTTCTCCACAGCAAACTCCGTTTATGTCATCAATCGGAAAAAACTCAATCAAGAATGTAGTTTTTGATTGGCAAACAGAAACATTACCAACTGCAAGCGGAAGTGGTCAGCTAGAAGGTTTTGAACTTTCAAGAGCTGCTTCAACTGCTACTTCAAGAGTGAGTAATGTGGCAATGATCTCATCAAGAGATGCAACTGTAACTGGCTCACAACAAGCTAGTGATCCAGCAGGTAAAAAGTCAGAAATGGCTCATCAACTTGCTATTATGTCTAAAGCATTAAAAAGAGATATGGAAACAGCTCTCTGTCAAAAAGGTGCTAAAACAACTGGTAACGCAACAACAGCTAGGGTAACTGGCGGTTTTGAATCTTGGATTACATCTAATGTATCAAGAGGAACTGGTGGTTCTGGTAGTGGTGGCGGTGCTGCTCCTACTGATTCATCAGCAGGTAACCAGAGAGCTTTAACTGAAGCACTACTTAAAACAGTATTACAATCTTGTTTTACAAACGGTGGAGAGCCTTCAATGGCAATCTGTGGCCCTGTAAACAAGCAAGTAATTTCTGGTTTCACAGGTAGAAGTTCAGCTAGACAAATGATTGATGCAAACACAGTAGAGGCTTCTGTTTCTATTTACGCATCAGATTTTGGTGAGCTTAAAATAGTACCTTCTAACTTCAGCAGAGAAAGAACACTACTATTAGTAGATCCTGACTTTGCAAAAGTATCATTCTTAAGAGATTTCCAAACAGTTGATATCTCAACAATAGGTGATGCTCAAACTAAAATGATTGTAGTTGAATACGGTTTAGAAATGAGCAACGAAGCTGCTCATGGAGTCGTAGCTGATTTAACAACTTCATAAGTTAGATTATCTTGGGGTGGGTTTAACTCACCCCCTTTTTAGATGACAACAAAGCGCACAATCACAGATCATAAAACTGGTTACAAATCAGAATTTGTAACTGAAGATGATAAATTTGTTTATCACACAACCCAAGATGTTGCTCCTGTCATTGACCATGTTAAGAAACTAAGAGACAATACATTAAAGCCTGGAAAAGATATGCGACACATAGCTGAAGTACCAATGGTAATTTGGCAAAAAGCATTACGAGAAGGTTGGTCGCAAGATTCAGCAAAATGGAAAGAGTGGCTAAACCATTCAGACAATAAAGTATTTAGAACATGGCAAGGTAAAGTATGACATATTCAGAACTAAAAACAGCAATAGCAAATTATCTAAATAGATCAGATTTAACATCTGATATTGATACATTTATAGATAATGTCGAAGCAGAGCTTAATAGAAGATTGCGTAGCAAAGACATGATAAAAAGAGCAACTGCTACTGCTGACTCACAATATTTAACAGTTCCATCAGACTGGTTAGAAGCAATTAATATAGAAATTACATCTAACAATTTTTGTCCT